GGATCAAGTCGGCTACGGGAATCTCGCGAACTTCAATCGGCTTTTCAAAAGAACGAAAGGGCAAACCCCTAAACAATTCCGCAGCGCATTCAACTCCGGACTCGAACCCAGTGATCGGAACATAAGATAACGCGGAAGGACAATCGTATTTCATCGCAAGAGCACCGCTTTAAGCGGTAAAGATTTTGTTCTGGTTGCGATCAAAACAGCGGTTGTTTTCCATTTGACTTAAAGGCTTTTGCAAAGTGTCGTTGACGACTTCAACGCTAAGACGAGTAGTATTTCCGGAGGAGCGTTCAACCCAGCGGTTGGCGTGGGTATTTCGGTTACGAAGTTGTCATTGTGGGCGAATATCCGGATTTACGTTGTAGCCAATTTTGCTGGAGGTGCGGTGGCGTCGGGCGGTTTCAAGGGACAGGTAGGTAATAGCCTGCTCATCGGCTAGTGAATTCAGAACAGATTTAGGAATTGCGCAAGGGGCTCGGAGAATAGAATAATGCGAAGGATTGTAATGGAGGCTCGTTTTGATAGTAATTACTGTACGATTCATAATCAAAGTTGGGCACGAGGATAGTTTTTTAAGCCGAGTCAACCGCCAGGCGAAAGATACTCTCGGTAGCGAGCGCGGTTGTAAACAGTTTGATGTTTGCCGCGACCTTCACGATCCGCGACGCTTTTTTCTGTATGAGGTGTATGCGGACGACGCTGCGTTTGCGAAGCACTTGCAATCCCCGCACTTGCAGTCGTTCGACATAGACACCGCAATCTCCGTTGAGGAGAGGACTGTCGAGAGGTGGCATCGGACTTGAAACGGCACCTATAGAGTGCATAGGTCCGCGGATTAAATGCGTCCAGCCCAGGCGCACTTCCTTTCTCCCTGGGCATTATCGTTCGAGCGCAACTCTATCTAACTGTTCTCTCCAATTGATTGGTATATCCCGAAGCAGCTCTTGCAGAGTCAAATTTGGCCGGTGTTTCCCCGATAAGAGTATTTCGGTGACCTGTGGCGAGAGCATTGCGCATCCGAGAATTCGCTTTATATATGTTGAATGGAGCCTTGTTTTCCTGGCAATCTCACCGACCGTGCCAACCTTTCCGGAGACGACCAACTCGTACCAGTCGCGGGCTCGCGCGACTGCCTTAACCAAAGATGCGATTGGGCTGCCCGTTGGGCAAGATTCGTTTGGTGTTGTGATGCTAAGCTCATTTCCTCGGAGGAAAGGCTTGAATTCAACACCGATCCGTAACGCGTTACTCTCACGCCCATCGAGGGTTACACCAGGCGCAGACTTGTGTCCCAGCAAGGTTTCCACGAGGTTCCTTTTATCCACCTCAATCTGTACACATGAGCGTCCAACTACGACACGTTTTAGCACGCTTCTTGCGAACCCATACTGTTTCGAGATTTCAAGCTTATGCCAGCGCTTTGCCAAATCGAGAGACTGTTCCGCGACCAATTCTTGCTCGGGGCCACTTCCCGAGACGTCTGCGTATTTATCAGGAGATGCGAGTAGCAAATGAATTTGTGATAAGACCAACTTCTCCAGCTCTTGAGCCGGAAATCGACTGATCGCCGGTTTCTGGCCCGACTGGCGAATGACCGCCTGAGAAGTATAGTAGCGGTACCGTTTTCCATTCTTGATGGCACCCGTTGGTGTAAAGCGAACTCCTTTTGAGTCAAACACCATGCCGCTCAGCAAGTTTGGCGTTGAAAGGGACTTCCCAGTTCGATGTGCATGGTTATTTTCTTTGAGGCGGTACGCTACTTGATCCCAGAGCTTTTTCGATACGATTTGTGCGTGGCGTCCCGGATATGACTTGTCCCGGTGGGCGATCTCGCCGATGTAGATTCGATTGTTCAGTAGATGATAAAGGGCTCCTCTCGAATACGCGGTTCCTCCAGACGTGCGCCCGCCGACACTGGTCCGAAGCTTGCTGCGGATCTTCTGACGGTCAAGATAATCTTTGACCTTCTTGACACAGCCAAGACGGAGGTACTTCCGGAAAATCGTGCGCACGATTTCTGCTTCTGACTCATTCACGATCAGCTGATGGTCCACACGGTCGAAACCCTGTGGGACGACTCCCCCCATCCACATGCCCTTCTTTTTCGAGGCGGCAACCTTGTCCCGAATTCTTTCGCCCGTCACTTCCCTTTCGAACTGTGCAAATGACAGCAAGACGTTCAGTGTGAGCCGTCCCATCGACGTCGTGGTGTTGAACTGCTGCGTGACAGACACAAAGCTAACTCCATGGGAGTCGAAGACCTCTATGATCTTAGAGAAGTCGGTGAGAGATCGGGTGAGACGATCTACCTTGTAGACGACCACCGTATCGACCTTACGAGCGCGAATGTCGGCCAACAAGTGCTTCAGTGCGGGACGCTCCATTGTCCCACCGGAGAATCCTCCGTCGTCGTATGGATTGTTTAAAGCGGTCCAGCCTTCATGTCTCTGGCTGAGGATATAAGCGCGACAGGCATCCCGCTGAGCCTCGAGAGAATTAAAGGACTGTTCCAGCCCCTCCTCAGAGGACTTGCGCGTGTAGACAGCGCACCGAACATGCTTGTTAATCATCGTGGCCTCTCTGAACGGATCGAGTACCGTTTAACCCGAAGAAGGCTGGGCCAGACCATCGGGTGCCCGTAATCTCTCTCGCAATCTTGGATAGGCTGCTGTAGTTTGTCCCGCGATATTCGTAGCCAGAATCCACTACGACGACCTCATGGGATTCCCCGCGCCACTGCCGAAAGAGGCGTGTTCCCGGGAGAAATCTGGGCCGAATTCTCAGCTCTTTCGACCCTGATTGTTTCTCTAAATCACGTGCAATTCTACGAAGCTCGGATCGGATCGATAGTTTGAGGCCTCCGTAGGCTCTCTCCTGCATTCGGTAGGCCAGGAATGGCACCATCAGTTCTCTGCGAATTCCCCTCGGCGCGGGCCTCTGGTGGAGATCCTGCCAGAGATCAAGCAGCTGCTGACGGGAAAAACTCGGCAGTTTGGCGATCTGTTTCGAGATGTTCGGTCCCATTTGAAGCCTCCTAGACATCAGCACATTGCCGCTCTGGTTGGGCAAACAGTCAAGCGAACTCTGGGTCTCGGACGGAGAGAGTTATGCAGCAAGAGAAGCTAGAAGAGCTAGGAAGGCGCCGCTTTCGTTCGGTGGCTACAAAGGGGTCATTGCTTCGTCCAGACCAGAATTGATGCTTTCGTTTTCAGGTAATCTAGCGCCTGAGTTGTTGAATCCACTTGATCATCATACTTGCCGCCAGGGAATGAAATTATTTCGCGAACATATTCATCAAGCCAGTCAGCCGAGTACGGCAGAAGCACTCTACCGCTTTCAAATTCCGCAGTCTGAGCATAGAGACGAAGGATTTTGTCAGATCCAGGGGGAGGGTCGTACGGTTGAATGCCGTACATCCCGTCGGACTTCAGGTCTTGAATGAGCTGCGTTCCTGATGCCTTGTCCTCGATCAACACGACATCGGCGCAGTGTTGGCGGGCCTGCTCTCGCACCGTTCGGCGGAGATCGGGGTAGTCGAGTCGGCGGCGAAAAACGTCGAGCAAGTAGTAGCGATTATAGAAAGCGCCCCAAGTAGAACAAACGCTGAAATCATTGAGCTCGCCGCTTTTATTCGCGGTGTCCCAGCTTTGAAGCTTGCAGCTGAACTTGGAGGGACGGTCACTAGCCGAATAATACTTAAGCCACTCGGTCTTTACGATTGCACCTCCCAGTGGCATCGGACTCTGCTGGTACTGACTCGCGAAATTATATTCGCCAGTCGTTCGGCGGATAGCGGCAAGCGTCGGTCTTGATTCGCGTTTCGGCTCCAAAACCTCACCAGCTTTGCGCACAAACTGTCGCCGCCCTAACGGACCGTCAATGAGATGGTTTTCGTCTTCTTCAGCAATGGCGGGAAACGACAGGACATCCCATTCCTCTTGCTCCATTACGTGGCCAACCAAGTCGTCCTGATGAAGTCTTTGCATGACAATAATAATGATACCGGTTTCTTTGGAGTTTAGTCGGCTCAGCAGCGTGTTGTTGTACCACTCGTTGACGCTGTTGCGTAAGGTTTCGGAAAGAGCATCGTCGGGTTTAAGAGGATCGTCGAGAATGATAATGTCCGCTCCCCGACCCGTTAAAACGCCTCCCACAGAGGTCGACATCCGAAAGCCCTGCTCCGTAGTCATGAATTCGCCGACAGACTGTTTTTCCGGTGAAAGCCGAGTCCGGGGAAAGAGTCGTCGATAGAACGTGCTGGCCATCAGAAGCCGACAATCGCGGGCGTGTTTATCAGCTAGATCCTGGCCGTAGCTCGCACAAATGATCTGCTTAGCTGGATCGTGTCCAAGCAGCCATGCGACAAATGCCACGCTTACGGCGTGCGATTTCAGGGAGCGCGGCGGCAGATTGACGATCAGACGTTTGGTCGTGCCGCGACGACAAGCTTCAAGTCGTGAGGCCATGACTTCAATGTGAGGGCTGGGTAGGAAAACGGTCTGCGGATTAAGTTCAGAAAACGAACGTTCGATGAAAGTCGTGAGGTCATTTCGCAAAATCAATTCGTAATCTGCGTAGGATAGTTGCCCGCTCATTCAGCCTCCGTGGAAGGCACTGCCTCGGTAAGATTGCTCTTTTCGTCTGAAAATTGAGATTCCGACCGCCGGATTCGATTGACTATGTTTGCCATGACTGCGTTGTCGCGCTCGTGCAGAACCGGCGCTGGAAGTTCAGCTTGCGCTGAATCCTCTAGAACTTTGCTCCAGTACAGAAGTTCGCGAATCGCTCGGGGATCGCCTGAAGCAGCTTTGTTGGTCAGCTGAGTGACACTCGCCTGGAGTTTTGTGATTAAGCGAGTGCGACCATTCTCAGTTACCTTAACGCGCTCTCGGCCCGTCTTCGCCACTATCGTGGCTAAGTTCTGAGAACCCTTTGGTCGCCCTTTGGAGTTCCCCGATTGTCCTTTCGTGAACTGGGTGTGCTTGGGAGGCTTGCCATACCCGATTTCGTGGGTGTCGTTGATATTATTCATGGTTCACCGCCGAGGACGCAGCTTTGTCGTCAAAAGTTAGTCCGGTTACCGAGTGAACGGCACGATCGCCTGCGTGTTTCTGCCAGCGGCGTACCGCGACGTCGACATAGAGCGGATCGATTTCAATTCCATAGCAGATGCGGCCAACGCGTTCTGCCGCGATCAACGTGGTTCCCGATCCAAGGAAAGGGTCGAGAACGATGTCGCCGCGGGCAGAGCAGTCCAGAAGAGCGTCAGCTACGAGTGCGACAGGTTTTACAGTTGGATGCAAAGCAAGAAGATTTCCTTCGCCACTTTGTTTGGAGAGGGTATTTACGTTCGCGTATTCCCAGACGTTAGTTCGATTGCGTCCATATTTTCCGAGCTGAACATTATACCGCTGTTGTTTGTCACCGTTCCTGAAGACACATACTAACTCGTGGCGGGAGCGATAAAGCGATCCCATTCCACCGTTGTTTTTAACCCAAACACAAAGGTTCAAAAGTGATTTATAAATCTGCTTGCTGGCGGCGAGCAGCTCGCCCATGTGCCGCCAATCGATACAGACGAAATGGACTGAGCCATTCGTGGTGTGTCTAGCCAATAGACCCAAAGTAGTCGTGAGAAACGCCACGAACTCGGCTTCACTCATTTCGCCAGCAGCCATAGTGAATTCGCGATGGTGAATGGAGCCTTTCCCACAGACGTTGCCGTCGATGGCCACATTGTACGGAGGGTCAGCGAAGACCAGGCTTGCCCGGCGGCTAGCCATCAATGTTTTGTAGGAAGCCCCATCGAGTGAATTGGCGCAAAATATGCGATGCTTTCCAAGCACCCACAAATCGCCGGGTTCCGTGACGGATGTTTCCGTCTCAGCGATATCAAACACGTCGTCCGGGTCTTGTTTCTCCTTCGTGTCTTCGAGGATCAGATCAATCTCGGGAACTTCAAATCCTGTGACGCTCACGTCGAAATCATCACTGAGAGTTACTAAATGCTGAAGTTCGATGGATAAGATTGCCTTGTCCCATCCAGCCCTTTCCGCTAATCGGTTGTCGGCGATCACGTAAGCGCGGATCTGCTGCTCATTCAAGGTTTCCAGCCTGATCGTTGGCACCGTCTCAATGCCTAATAGCTTGGCCGCCTCGACACGGCCGTGGCCGGCAATAATGGTGTTTTTATGATCAATTAATATGGGGTTTGTGAAGCCAAACGTGACGATGCTGGCAGCAATCAGTCGGATTTGGTGGTTTGTATGCGTCCGGGCGTTGTGGGGATAGGCAGTTAGGGCGCTAACGCGTTGGTAGACGACTGCCAGTTCCAAAGCTATATTTTGGTTCATACGAGCTCCTGTCTTAGATTCAAAAGTCTGCGGAGGTTCCGCCGACAGGAGTGAGGCTAGTTCTCTCGCCTTCGCGTGAGCCGCTTAGCGCGATTTTATTTTCTTTTTCGCCCTGTAGAGGCGATCCTTCAATCCCGAAAGAGGCGCCCGTCTGGGAGTCTCGTCATCACTGACAAAGCGAATCATCCTAGGCTCACCAGCCCTTACATCAGCTTCTCTATCGATGGAAGTAACGGTGCCATTCACTTCTTGGCGTGTAAGTTCGTGGAATAACTGTCGTTCACTCATCCTTGGGTTTCCAGTAACAATCCTTTCAATCATGCTCTGGAGAACATCACATCTGGACGTCTTTCCTCCCCTTCGAGAAAAGGCGCTTCGAACACAGCGCTGAGCATGATCGGCATCCTCGAGTGCTTGCTCAATAGATTTCGTTTGTTTCAACGGCACTCCTCTGACAGTTTCCGAATACATGTCGACAGTGGCCAATGTGAATATCGTTTCGTCAGAAATTCTGTTGTTCGCGAGTTTGGACTGCGCACGCCAGAACCGCTTGTGCCAATTGTTGAGTTGCATGAGAGTCAAAGCCCGGCTGTTTAAGCGGCTTGTTCTGTTTTGTTTCATACGGTTAGTCTCCTTTGCGTGTATTCCGTATTTCTCGTTTCTGAAACGATGGACGCCCGCTGACTTGGCTTGACTACGCCCAACTGCGGCCCAATCGGTCGTCCCTCGTACATCAGAGAGCGTTGATCCGGGCCACGCCACAGGTCTCAGCTGATTTGTAAGTTCACTCGGTCAGGAAGTCAACGCCTCTTCTGGTCAGAGGCCTAATCCTACATCTTTGATAACAGGGAATTTATAATCCCTGCTCCTTCCCTGTTCGTTCCCTGTTTCGATTCGTCTTAAAAACGAAGATTGATCAGCCAAAACGCTTTCAAGTGGGTACTTATCTCGTGAAGCATGCGAAAGCAGGCGCGATATTCCCTGTATTTTTCCCTGTTAGCAGGGAATTTGGCAGAGAATAGTTCGCACCGGACTCGATCCTCCGCCAACCAGTCTACGGTTCTCTCTCTCTCGACGAGGTTCGCCTCGAAAACGCTGATTTGCCCCCGTAATGCGCGGATTTCGCACGCGCTCTTATGGTCGAATACTCTCCAATGCGAAGACCGATGCCAAACGGATCACGTTTTCTCTGGTACAGAGCCACGTCGATGCCGCGTGGCGCACACCAACCCTAGGATTGCAACGCCTTAATTTGCAAGGCCGATAACAAGCGCTGGCAGCCGAATAATTCGAACGTCCGTTACAATCTCACCGCGGGCGGCATTCCCAATTTTTACTATCCGCCGCGATGCCGCAGCGGCTCTGGGTTGATGATCTAGAACGCGCTGATTGGAATGGGTACGACGGCTGCAGCCAACGTACTGCAGGAATTCGTCGCCCGCAATTTGACGCCGAGACTCCGCACTCTCGGTTCCAAGTCTTGAGTCGCGCATTGCGCACTTCCCTCGGTGTAGACGAAGAACGTGTTGCAGTCCGTGTTTCGAAACTTGTACACTCCCCGTCGAACTCGAGCGCTTACCTAAAGCCCAAAGGAGCAAATACTTCCCGTGAATCACAACAGGCGGTTCCGACGCCCGACGCGACCGCGCCCATTCCTATTCTCCGTTGCAGCGGTCGCGGCGGCCCTCTTCATCGCCTCGGCGCTAGCTAGCCCGGCCAAGAACGCGGGGCCGTCATGGGTGGCTACGTGGGGCGCCAGTCCTGTGGCCCCGTTGCCCGCCAACACCATGAACCCCGGCTTCACGAATCAGACTGTTCGCTCCGTGATCCACACCAGCGTTGGCGGCAGCGAAGTTCGCGTGCGGCTGTCGAATGTTTTCGGAAGTGATTCCCTGGTCATTGGCTCCGCGCACGTCGCGCTGCATGACAGCGGCGTTGCCACGGCAGCAGGCAGCGATCACGTGCTTACCTTCAGCGGCTCCGGTACCGTTACGATTCCGCCTGGCGCGCTCGTCGTTAGCGATAGCGTCCAGTTTTCAGTGCCGGCGTCGTCCGATCTTGCTGTGAGCGTCTACCTGCCCGGCTCGACCGGACAGGCGACGTGGCACCCCGCCGCCCACGCCACGACTTACGTTTCCACCGCTGGCGATTTCACCGCCAATCCTCAGATGCCCGTCGACCACACTGTTACTTCGTGGTTCTATCTCACGAACGTCGAAGTCCTGACGCCGAAGCACACGCCCGCCATCGTCACTCTGGGCGATTCCATCACCGACGGAACCAATTCAACTAACGACGCAAATCATCGCTGGCCGAATTTTCTTGCCGAACGCCTCGCGGCCCGTCACATGCAATTAGCAGTCATTGATCAAGGTATCGGAGGGAACCGCGTCCTTCATGACCTTACCGGACCGAATGCCTTGGCGCGTTTCGACCGCGATGTGATCGCGCAAACGGGCGTGAGTTACATCACCGTACTGCTCGGCATCAACGATATCGGCCGCTCCGGAACCGGCCAGCCTCCTGTGCCTGTCACTGCCGGCGAAATCATCGCCGGCCATCGCCAAATGATCGCCCGCGCGCACGCGCTTGGCCTGAAAATTATTGGCTGTACGCTCACCCCTTTCGAAGGAGCGGCCTACTTCACGGCGGAGGGCGAGACCAAGCGCACAGCGGTCAACGCATTCATCCGTAGCGGGGCCTATGACGGCGTCATTGATTTTGATGCCGCCACGCGCGACCCCAACCACCCGACCCGCTACTTACCCATTTACGACAGCGGCGACCATCTGCACCCCGATGATGCCGGCTATCAAGCCATGGCCAACGTCATCGATCTTTCGCTCTTTCGCGGCAAATAACCCTCAGCGCGCCGAGTCCCGCATCGTGGGGTTTGCGCCATCGCGCTCAATTCTTCGGTTCGGACAGCTCCAACCCGTTATTCGGTTCAGCCCATCCGTTACGGATGCTCGGAAATAATCCAAACCGCTGAGTAACGCAAAACCGTTATCGTGAAGTACTAGGCGGGTATCTGTCCGGTTTGGCGACTTCCATGATAGGTCTTTGTCAAGAGGGCAAAAGTTCTCCTGACGCGCTTCGGAGGAGCGCTGGTGTAAATTCTTTTTGATGC